ATAATGAATATCAGCATTTGGTTTTAATTGTTTTACCATTTCTTCAATCTCCACACACCACTCAAAGGTGGTTTTTCCACTATTAAGTTTAACATCCTCATCTTTAAAATAATTCATATCATCAATCATAATAACACTATTTTCAAACTTATGAGAATATTTCATAATTGTGTCAATTTCTTTTGGCAAATATACATCCATAAATTCACCTATAAATGGACCACCTGAATGATGAGCATCCAACCAAAGTAAAAATGGTTTATCAATTACTTCCAATAATTTAGGAAGTTCAATCTCAGAACTTCCGCAAAATAAATGGACGTTATCATTATTTTGAAATCTAGATTTACATCCGTTATACAAAGATTCACTTAATTCAATACTATAAATTTCATCAAATCCAATATTTAAAGCAACTTGAACACCATCGCCAGTAGCAGTTCCAGTTTCAATAAAAACTGAAAGATCTTTTTTATATTTCAAAAGATCATTTCCATCAGAATCAAAAGACATTTTTTTCTCCTACATTAAAATCCAATCAGAACAATACAAATCCTCTGTATTATGATTTATACAGTCACCAGCAAACCAGTTTTTAGGAGCGATAACTTTTTTACTATTTGCTAACCAAGCACCCCACCAACTAAAAGAACTATTTGCAATAATATGGTATGTTGCTAAACTCATCAAACAGAGATCAACCTCAGTAGTATTTCCCTGTGAAATATAGAATCTATCTGGTTTAAATATATTTTGCTCTGAACACCAGATTGGATCGTCTGAAAAAACTAAAACAGGAATACTTTTACTAAATTGATTCAGTGCTTTTTCATAATATTGAATTGATTGGACTGGATGATTTTCATTTAAAACATAATCTCCTCTACGAATATGTAAAGAAATAACTTCTTGTGTATCAAATGAATCTCTAAAAAAGTTTTGACAATCGAAAAGAAGATCAGACTTAAAAGTAAAATCTTCTTTTATTTGATCTTTGATATGGGAAAAATATTTTTCTGTTTGAAAATAACCATACAGATCTACTTCATCTGGACAGTTTTCTAATATTTCTTCGTTAAAGTGAAATTGACCTTCTTGTAAAAAATTATTTGATGTTACTTTGACAATATTTTTTTCTTCTAAGTTAAAAACATCATAGAGTATACATTCAGAATATCTTACATTATGATCGTTTCTTCCGAATAAATTTCTGGGGGGAATGCAGAAATCATAACCCCGATAGTTTGCAATTCCTTTAAGAGCAGCATATTGAAACATTTGATTTCCAAGTCTGCCAAGATTTCCAAGATTATTAAATGATATCATTGTCCGTAAATGCACATATCTTCAACCAATTCTTTAAAAGATGTCTTAGGTATCCAACCTAATTTTTCTTTTGCCTTAGTGGCATCACCTAATAAGGTCTCTACTTCAGCTGGTCGGAAATATTTAGGACTCACCTTTACAACCACTCTTTTGGTATGTTTATCAATACCAACTTCATCCAGACCTTCACCTTCCCACACAATAGTCATACCAAAGTATGGTGCTGCTGCCTCAATGAAATCACGAACTGAATATTGTTCTCCTGTGGCAATTACATAATCATCTGGTTCTTCCTGTTGAAGCATCAACCACATTGCCTCAACAAAGTCCTTAGCGTGTCCCCAGTCGCGTTTTGCGTTCAGATTCCCGAGATATAATACACTTTGTTCCCCAGTTGAAATGCGTGATAATCCGCGAGTGATTTTTCTTGTGACAAAAGTTTCTCCTCTTCTAGGGGATTCGTGATTGAAAAGAATTCCAGAACTTGCATGTAGTCCATATGACTCTCGGTAGTTTTTGACGATCCAGTATCCATAAAGTTTTGCGACTCCATATGGTGAACGAGGATAAAATGGTGTTGTTTCTTTTTGTGGAATTTCTTGGACTAATCCATAAAGTTCGGAGGTAGATGCTTGATAAATTCTAGTTTTCTTTTCCATTCCTAAAAGACGAACTGCTTCAAGAATACGAAGAGTTCCTAGACCATCAACCATACCAGTATATTCTGGCATTTCAAAAGACACTTTTACGTGACTTTGAGCACCAAGATTATATATTTCATCTGGTTGAACTTGTTGAATGACTCTTACAAGATTCGTAGAATCTGTCAGATCCCCATAATGCAACTTAATGTCGTTGTAAATATGATCAATTCTATCAGTATTAATAAGAGAACTCCTCCTAACAATACCATGAACTTCATATCCCTTTTCCAAAAGTAGTTCTGCAAGATAGGAACCATCTTGCCCCGTAATACCAGTTATTAAAGCAACTTTCATATACAAAGTTATTTTTTACTATTATACTAAAAAAGGTGGGTTTATGCAACCCACCTCTGTAACTCAGGCTCGCCACCAATTCTTTGACTGGAAATTGGAAACCAGGCGGGAGAGAGTCCCATCCGCACCACCAATTTTTTTAGGAAATTGGAAACCTACTTTGCATCTGAAACAAAGCTGTTGATAATGTCTGCCACTTCTAGAATTTCACCTAGACATGGATAAGGATGTGAAAAATCTTCGGGGAGTTTTCCATCGTTCTTTTCACAAGCACTCGCAAATGCTGCGTGATAAGTATCAGACAACTGATTATATGCTTGCTTATAAATTTCAAATCGAAGTTCGTAAGGTGTCATTTGTTTACTCCAGTGTGTTTGTGTGTGTTTCAAGAGGGTCATGTTGACTCCACCACTTAGTTTTGAGAAACTAAGAAAAGTTGTATAAGTTTTGGTATTTCAATTGCAGCATAAAAACCACAAAGAACTAATATATCCCAAAACTTATATTTTAGAGCAAATGGAATAACAAATGCATTTCCTATACATTTGACCAATAAACCAGATTTTGGATCTCCCCATAGCAAGAAAAAGTATCCTGATAAAAGAAGAATGTTGCCAATATACCTGAGAAGATCAGATTTTGACATTGGGGTTGCTCCCGACCAGTACTTTTAAAGTCTCTCCGTGACTATTTACTCATCATCCTCATCATCTGTAACATAACAAGGAACTCTATCTGGGTCTAACCATTTTGCATATTCAATGTCTTCCATAGCAGTAGTGCATTGTAGGCCATTATCAAACAGATAAATGTCATTCCAACGTTTGGTATACTCATTTTGTTTTTGTAAACGATAGTCTGGTTTACCGTTTATCTCTAAGATACCAACTTCTACAAATCGGTATCCTTCACGTTCTAGGAGGACTTTAGGAAGTCGGGTTGTCATGCTACTTCTACAGATTCAAGATCAGCAAGAACATATTCCATAAGCATTTCATAGTCATCAAGAGGATCACCAGAGAACACTACACCTTCATTTTCGTAAAAGCGGCGAACTTTTTTATAAAGTTTAGGATTCTTCACATCAAGATAGAAATCACCGTTTGCTGCCCCACGAAGGATTTGAACGTCTTTCTTGAATTTTGCGGTAAGAGTCATTGTCTTGATTGATTACCTTAGTATTATAGGAAAAGGAAGTTTAAAAGTCAAGGGTCCAGTCTAGGGAGTGTCTATCGCAGTTTAGGACCCAACATCCAGGCAACAAGACTGATTCTAGTTCCTTTGGTGACGGGAGTAACTCTATGAGGTGTTCTAGAATCAAAGATTACCATTGTTCCTTTTGTTCTCTCTGCTGTTACATTATTTCCATGATAATCAATAAACTCAAGGTCTCCACCTTCAAACTCAGTAGGGTCGGTAATCAATAAAGTAGCACTTAACTTTCGAGTGTGATTGTTATCATATTCGGCACCATAATCACAGTGCCAGTCATACTTATCTCCTTCTTCATACTTAGTTACTTGAATACCCTTCAAATACGTTAAATCATATTCCCAAAGGTCTCTATTTGCTTTATTAAAGTAATGAGAAAATATAGATGTTATCCAGTGGTCTTCATACCACCAAGCAGTTTTTGAATTTCTTACTTGAGCAATAATAGATTCATTTCCTTGTGGACCTATCGTTGATTCAGCAAACTCTTCAAATTTAATATTATCAACTTCAGCTACAATCAAATCAACAAGTTCATTTGGTATTGCTAAAGGATAATAACCGACAGGGTAAGCAAATTTATGATGTTCCATATTTTACCAATGTTTAATAATTTTCTAAAAAATAATCATGAGAAAGATTACGTTCCTTCCTCATGTTCAGTATGTATATGGACTACTTCGTCGTAAGGAACGATTACAACATTACCATACTCACTTTTGATTATAAAGGTTTCTCCATTTTCTACTCTTTCCATAAGAGAATCAAAATTTTTTTGAAATTCTTCTACAGTAAAAGACTGAATATTTTTCGATTCTTCCATTTTAATAAAGTGATTTTTATGAGTCCGAGTGGAAGGTACTGCCCCCTCTTCGCTGCGTCCCAAACGCAGAGTTATACTTTTCTACTACACCCGGTTACTTCTTTCTATGTATATACATAATACCAGCAAAAGGAATAACGGTCAATCCCATCCCACACAGAAAGAGAAAGAATTGATTCGCTGCAAGTGTTTCTACAATGTGGAAAATCATGATGGATATGCGTGAGTAAGACCCCAATAAATCCAGGAACCAATAAGTATAACATAGATTAAAGTAGAAATCAAGAGTGTTTTACTCATTAGTTTTTAACCTCCACTTGTTGATAATTACATCCTTTAAAATCTTTTATTTCATCAACAGATAATAAGAACATAGCAGTTACACCTAGTATAAAAGCAAAAATAACCTGAGGTAGATTATAGTTACAATCATTTGCTGTAGGGTCTTCTTCATCTTCGGGGCGATAAACCATCACATTCCCCCATTTCTAAACCCAACAATATATCCAATGATTACTCCACACATAAATGCAATAAACAAATACAACATATGCGAAAAGAACTCAATGAATATTAACCAATCAGTCGTCGTCATCTTCATCCTCATATGTAGAAGGTTCTTCAAAGAGTTCAACCATCTTTTGTTCCAAAACTCTTTGCTGTAGTTCTTTTAAATCCTCTTCTGTTAGAACAATCATTTATCCTTGAGTAATTCTTCTATTCGTTTACGCATATTCTCACTATCTTGTTTAAGATAATCACGAAGAGAATAACCACGATGACCTTTCATGATGCACGTTCCTTGATAAAACATCGTAGCAGCGAATACTAGTAGGAAAACGATTCCTATTATTTCAGGGTAATGTTGAGCCATGGAAATACTGGTGGAATCACTCCAATGAGTCGAAGCAGACCTTCAGCAAAAAGAGCAAGAACAACCCAACCAACACACATTGAAATAATCGAAGCATTACGATTATGTCTTCGTATGGCATCATCAATCATCTCCTGCACTTCAG